TTTCCTGGTCCAGTCATCAAAGAGCTTCATGATCGTGCTTTCCACCCCTTCGGAGACGTGCGCGTTCATCTGGATCATGATCTCCTTGATATTGAAGTAGGAAAACTCATACTCTTCGAGCTCCTTGACGCGGTGATAGAGGCTGTCGCGCAGGTTGCTGGTCAGCTGGTTCATGAACTGGGGCGCCGCGAAGAGCATGGACCAGTACTTATGCCGGACAGCCCGGACCCATTCGTTTTCTGTGGCGTTCGTGTCGCGGCCCAGCGTCAGACTCATCGAAGCGGACGTGTTGTCACCCTTCAGGATGTGAGAGACGGATCTGTATTCCCGGATCAGGTGGATCCCGCTCTCGACCTCGTAATTGTAGCGGTCAATGATTGCCTCGACGAAATCGGCCTTGCTCAGGGCTGCGGATTCTTCCGGGCTCATTTCGACGTACTTGTGACCAGGCTTCAGCTTTTCCAGGATCAGGCTGTCATCCAGATCGGAGGCCGGCGCCTTGTAGGAGATCATGGCGATCTCGACGTCTGTCTTCCGCTCGGCGTTCAGAAACTCGCCAGGCAGGTAGTCGATCTTCGCGTCCCCCAGGGTCCGGACCAGCAGGTTCCGCTCGTTCGTGTACGGATTCCGGAGCGTTTCCGCATTGCACAGGGCCACCAGGCGGCCTTCCGGACGCAGAAGGGAGATTGCCTTCAGGATGTGGCGCGCAGCGTCCTCAAAGGGCGGATTCATAACGATCAGGGAATAGCGCTTCTGGGTGCTGTAGGTCAGGAAGTCGTCATGGACCACCCGCAGGCCCTTGTCCTTCAGGATTGCGCGGAGGTTCGGGTCGATCTCGACGCAGTCCAGGTCCGGGACCTTGTTCTTGCAGTAGTCGTGGACAGCCAGGCGCCACTTTTCGATCATCGGCAGCGCCAGGTCACCTTTGCCGGCGCTTGGCTCGAGCATGCTGTCTGCATACAGGAAATTGATATTCTCGAGCATCTTCCGCACAAGGGAAGGCGGAGTCGGCCAGAAGCCGCTCTCCGCTTCCTTGCTGGAAACAAGATTCATCAGATCAGTCATTTTGGATCCTCCTTTCAGGCGAGTCGCGCGGCCACTCTCAGATAGTGACGGCGGATCTGATCGTCGTTGATGTAAACTGCGGAGTGCTTTCCGTAGTTCCAGCGCATGTCGTCGAGCCTGGCGGCGATGTCCGCGGCCTTCTTGGCGAAGTAGTCGCGGATCGCGCTCCGGTCGACCGTGTCGATGACCTCGATCTCGGCATGGTCCCGGTTCCAGTCACGGGCGAGTGCATTCTTCATGCGGTCGCTGCAGCAGGCCATGAGCGGCCAGAAGGAGACATTGTACTTGGCGACGCTCAGGCTGCCGTCCCGGCAGATCTTCCGGAGGCTGTAGTCATTGCCGCACCAGGAACGATCTCCCGGAGAATGAGCTACAAAGTAGAGTCCGTTGTCGTTCTTGAAGAAAGCGTTGCTGATGCGGACCACATCGCCGGTCCGGATCTCGCGTCCGTTCTTATCCATCATCATTGCCTGTCCTCCTTCCGGTGCCCTCTCGGGGGCCCAGAATCATTTTACTATGCGCATAGTAAAAAGTCAAGAAATTTTTTCGGCCCAAACAAAAAAGCGCCGGATCGCTCCGGCGCCGCTCATCTGCGATTCTTTCGGACCGCTTCCTGGGCAAGATACTTCCGCATTGACTCGCTGCTGTATTTCTTTCCGGCGTTTGCCTTCCGTTCCTTTTCCCGCTTTGCGAAAAACTCCGCGTATTCCGGGCAGGTCGAATGACACGTGCTGGATCTTTTTGGGCAATTCCGGTCGCAGGGTTGCTTCATTATTATTTGCCGGCGCCCATGGCAATGTTCATTTCTTTGACAGCGGCCTCAATGGCGGAGTCAACCTCGTCCAGGTTGACGTTGTATCCTTTTTCCTCAAGCCATTCCTGGACCTTTCCCTTTTTCTCCGCTCCCTGTCCAGGGCCAATCAGCTGCTCAGCTGCCAGCACAAAACGCCTGGCAAGTTCTCCCAGCTTCTTGAGCTTTTCGTTGTCGATCTTCGCTTTCAAATAAGGAGCCAGGAACACAGTCAGGACCGTGCTCAGCAGGCCGATCAGCGCGACAATGACCTTGGTCAGGTCAAAAGCTGTTACATCCATTTTGATTTCCTCCTATCAGTATTTTCCTTTGCCGTCTCCTATGATGTCCAGGAACTCTGCCATCATGTAGCCCCGGAAGCGATCATAGACCACCTCGCACCAGGTTTCACCAGGAGACACGATCTCGACTGTCCGGCCCAGCGGAACACGGACGATAATCCGCTTTTTGGTGCTCGGACCAACGCGCAGGTTGACGGTGCCACCGGAATCTGCGACGACAACAGCCTGCTTTCCGGTCCCGGGTGTGGGTTCGGGAGTCGGCGTCGGTGCCGGCGTCGGTTCATCCTTGGCCGCAGCCAAAATCTGCCTGGACTGGCCGAAGTGTGTCCAAGGGTGGTACACGTTGACTTTGGTGTCGATCGTCATTTTGGAGCTCATGTGGCGGATCTGGAAGGGCTGTATAGAGTACACGACGCCGGCGTGATAGTAGTCCTTCTCGTCGCCGTTGTAGTATTTCCCGCCCTTCTGGTACCGCTTTGGCAGATCCCAGCCGCTTTTCCCCTTTTCAACCGCCTTCAGGACGATATCTCCGGGCTTGAGCTGGGATTGGCTCTTGATCGGCTGCAGGTTGACGATCTCTTTCCGGGCAGCCCAGTTGGAGCCGTGGATGCCGGTCCACTTCAGGCCCATTCTCCGGATCGCGCCGATGATCAGACCGATGCAGTCACAGAAGCCGTCGGATCCGTCGCCTGGCTCTCTGCGCTTCGGGTTGGAGTTAAAGATCAGCAGAATCTTTTCCAGAAACCGCTTGACCAATTCTGCGTAGGTCATCCGTTGTCACCTTCTTCGCTCAGAATTTCTTCATCGTCTTTGTCCTCCGTCTTTGAATTTCCGCCGGCCTTCAGGCCGATTTCGATCTTTGCCTTGTCCAGCATGGCAAAGCATGCCTTTTCATAGACGCTGTTCTTCGTGTAGGCCCAGACGTTCACGATCATAACCACTGTGACAATGATTGCCATGTACACGGTGTAGACCGCGACAGCCGGCTCGAGCATCATGAGGACGCTCAGCCAGGACATATAGAAGAACCAGAAAACGGCTGTCCAGCGGGCCAACTTTTTTGAAAACTGTTTCTGTGGATCAATAATCCGGTTGCCCACTGTGACCACCTCATTCCTCCGCGTCTATTTCGACGGCGCTTGGCGTCGTCAGGAAGTCGCCTTTGTCGAGGCGCCGCCTGTAAACTCTTTTAATGTAGGCAATCGCTTCGGCATAGACGTCGTTGTCAACTTTGTACTTCGTGACCAACTTTTCGTAGATTTTGTTCTCTTCGAGAATGTGATCAAATTCCTCTTTTGTGTGCTTCCGCTTGTTCAGGCAGGAGTTGGAGAAGTCCAGGACCAGAGTCCTGATCGTAGACATTCGCTGTTCGTCCACGTCTTTTCGCAGGTCCGCGATGTCCTGTTTGAGGCTGCCGTTCAGCTTCTTTCCGATCCATCCCAGCAGGGAAGTGATCGGATGCAGCTTGATCGGCGTGATCTCAAAGAAAACCAGGAACAAAGCCAGGATCCATCCCCAGTTGCTCCCCAGAAATTGCAGTATCGGTTCCAATGCCTCTTTACTCATGGTAGGCTCACCTTCTTTCTATCAGATTTCGATTTCCTCCGCGCTCTGTAGCCAGGCGTCATATCTCCTCCGGATATCCTCTTCCAGTCCCTCATAGGGGATAACTCCGCGGACGGCCCAAAGCCGGATATTGTAATCCATGATTCCGGTGAGCGTGTCCAGAAGCGGCACGGCCGTTCCTGGCGTCAGCCACACGTCACAGGTTCCGTCGTCGTTGGGTACAATCCGATAAAACGGCCGCCCGTTGACCATCTCGGGCGGCCTGTTTTCAGGTTTCATTCGTCGACCAGGTCTCCGTGACCTTCGGCAATCAGAAGATCCTTGATCTGGGGCTTCAGTTTTGCCGGCGCCTCGTGAAACTTCTTTTCGCCGGACTCGATCTTGTCGGTCCAGAGTCTTACAATGTTCATGCTTCATTCCTCCCGATTATTCGATGATCCAATCGAAACCATTCTTCCGCAGAACGGCGTCGACCTTGTCCTTCAGCAGGCGGGGAGTGCGGGCGTAGATCGCCCTGGCTTCTTCTTCCGTCTCTGCCGTCATGATTTCTTCAGCCCACAGCAAAACGATAAACATGAGCGCAGCCTCCTTTCCAAAGAATATTCTGTAGAGCAATGACCGCAAAAATCGTGCCATTACTTCCACACTTCCTCGCTGATTTCCATGATGCAGCCGATCAGGAATTGATTTTCTTCCTTCAGGGAAGTGATCTCTTCTTCCTGTTTCTGCTCGGCGGTCTTCTCAGCAAAGGAGAACCAGTAGTCGCTCGCAGACGCACACTCGACGAGCTGCGCGTCCTGGATCGTTTTGTTGCCCTCCTCGCTCTCGATCGTCACCACAGACAGGTCGTCCGGAAATGCCGGTTTGCTGGGCAGAATGAAGCTGCCCCCATTCATTTCCGCGGTGATCTCTGTGCCATTCTTAAATTTGATCGTGGCTTCCATGTTAACTCCTTCCCGAAGAGCGCACGATATAGCGCCTTCATGTTCTTGATCTGTTGTTTTGACATGATTTTGTAGTAGTCGCCCATCCAGCTTTTGCAGGCGTTTTCCGCATCCTCAGCCTTCATCCGGCCATCCTGGACCATTGCGGCGTATTTCTTGATCCGCCGGCGTTCCCGGGTGACGGATTTTGGATTGATTCGCTTGATGACCTTTCCGGTCTTTGACAATGAATACCGGATCTGCAGATATTTGTAGCTGTCAGACAGTCGGACGATCCGCGTCTTCCGCTCATTGATGAACATGCCCAGGGCCTTTGCCTCTGAGATCATATCCGAAATGATATCCCGAAGCTCGTCCCGGTCCTTTCCGATGATGTATATGTCATCCATATACCTTCCATACCAGCGGCAGCCGTGGACGATCTTCGCGCAGTTATCAACCCGGGTTGGGAAGTAGATCCCGATGTCCTGGGAGACCTGGTCGCCAATGTCGACGCTTTTCGGCATGAATTTCTCGCCGGTCCGCGCTTCGGTTGGGATCCGCTCGTAATACTCGACGGAATTAAACTTCCGGTCCATGCAGGAAGCGTATTCCTCATCCGTCATGTAGGAAACGTCAACCTCAAACTGTTTCAGAATCTCGTCGAGCAGCCACCTGGCATCCTCTTCGATCTTCGGGTAAACAAGCTCTCGGATTTTGTCGTGGCGGATATTGTCATAGTATTTCGAGATGTCCACAAAACCGATGTAGCCGTCATTGCTGCGGTACTTCAGATAAAAGCTGTGCAAATCGCGTTCAAACATCTTCCTGGCGAAGGTGATCCCTTTTCCTTTCTGGGAAGCGCCGTTGTTATAAATCAGATAGGGGACAAGGGCGTCATGCAGAATCCCGTCGCAGAGGGCATGCCGGACGACACGGTCCCGCATTCGGGCACCGTGGATGTGCCTGATCTTTCCTCGTTCATTCAGGGTGAACTCGGTGCCAGGTGACGTCTGATATTTTCTCTGCTCAAGGGCCTGTTTCAGGTTCACAAGCTCGCTCAGAAGGTCGATCTCAAAGCGCTGCGGTTCCTCTTTCCAGGAGGATCCTCTCATGGAGACCCGGAAAGAGTCGTACAAAAGATTCAGGTCGGTTAAAGTACCCATGAAGGGTGCGCGCCTCCTTTCGGATTAAGCCCCGGATAGCGGCTCGTCGTAACTGGCCGCATGAGGCAAACCGGCGCGCGCGGCTCCGCATTGCTGCGCTGTTATTTAGCCTTGTCGGCAAGGATAACCTTTCCTTTCGGAGAAGCGCTGCCTATCTGTGAGGACTTATTGTGCGCTTCCAAAATCCGGGCGGACGCCCACCCTTGCGTTGGACGCGTTGTTGTAGTTGCAGTTGCCGTTGTTGTTCACATTGGCAAAATTCGACGAGGACGCGGGGTCCCGCAGCCACCAGTTCGCACGATCAAAGGTTACCCTCTCCATCATCCGCATTCTGCTCGATTCGGCCAATCTTCCGGATAATGGCTGCAAGGCTGTCAAACAGCCTCGTAACCTCACCCTCGAGGTTCCGTTTCTTGCCTTCCTGCGGTTTTCTGGACTTAATGAGCCGGTTGTCAGCCTGGCGGACGCCTTTGTAGAGCGCAATCTGCGCGTCAATCATGACGGCAAAGCGCTCGTACTTATTCAGGTCCACAGGCAAGGTCCGGATGACGTACTGGATCTCCTGTTTCAGGGCGTAGCACAGACCGATCACTCTGTTCATGTGCTGCCGCCTGGTCAGGAACTCAGGCAGTTTCGCGACGGTGTCGGACGGAAAGATGCTGTTTCCGATTGTGAACTCTTTCTCGATCTCCCGCAGGATATCCAGGATCGCTTTGGCCTCTTCGTCAATGTACCACTTCTTGAAGCTCTCGTTTTTCCTTTCCCATCGGGCGACGATGTCGTCAATGTTCGCATCGTTTCTGTGGTCGTGTCTGTACTTCTCCATTTTCTTCCGGTACTTTTCTTCACTAAAGCCAAAGTCATTAAGGACCATCGCCGTGATTTCGTCCCGGAGTTTGTAGAAGTTATGCCGCGCCTCGAAGCGAGATTCTTTCCGTCTGCCTTTCGGTACGCTCATAGTTGTTTTCTCCTTTCCCCGCCCACGAGGGGCGGGGATTTAAGATCCGCTTACGCTCTGATCCCGAAAGCCGGGCGGACGCCCACCCCGGCGTTGGACGCGTTGGCGTAGTCGCAGTAGCCGTCGGTGTACACAAGGGCAAAAAGCGACGAGGACGCGGGGCCCCGCAGCCACCAGGCCGCACGGTTACAGATCCTCTGGTGATCCAGACGGAAGAGAGGCAGCTGGGAATTGTCGATCGTATAGTCGGCCGGAATGTTGCTGCCTGCAGAACGAGATCCGAAGACTTTGCAGCCATAAACCATCTGCTCATTCATGATCTCGATGTCGGAATCATACCAGGCGCCGGCGGTCGGATAACCGACGTTCGTGTTGCCGGATTTGCAACTGTTCGTCAGATATTCGCGGTGCGTCAGGATATGGCCGGACCCGAAGGCGCTCTGAGCTTTGGTACGGCAGGTTGCCTTGCCGGTATTGCCGTTTGTGCCGGCATAGAAGTCCGTTCCGACGTATCCGCCCTCCGTCGTATTGGAGCTGTGCATCCAGTGCGTGGTGCTGCCGTCCGCGTCGAGAAGGTTCTGATCCGGAACAATCACAACATGGTGAGTCGTGCAGGCCGTATCGCCGTTGTTGTACCAGTAGTCGAAAGCAGCGATCCGCCAGTTGATGCTATTGATCGTCCAATAGTCGCCAACAAACAGATCGTCGAAGGTCCCGGCGCCGATCGCGGCCCACTGGGCAGCCGTGATCGCGTTTCCGAGATACTTGCCGCGGTAGATGGAGTTGTGGAATCCGGCATTCTGTGTCAGCGGCTTTCCGCTGATGAAAACCAACGTTTCCGGGTTTTCCAGGAGCGCGGCGAAGGCTTTACTCAGCAAACCTTTATTGGAAGAGGTCGCCAGCTTAATAAAGCCATTCGCGATCGCTTCTTCATCAGGCGCCAGAAGGCCTTCCTGTGTCGTGGTGACGAGTCCGGGCTGCAGCGCTTGCAGGGCCGCGATAATCGCAGCAACGTTACTGCCGGACAGTTCTGTGATGTTTACACCCATGGTTTCCTAATCCTCCTTATGAAAGTGTATATGTCGAAACACAAGTGCTTCGATTCGTAACAATGGTCAGGACCTCGCCGGTTGCAAGGGTCCTGACTTCGGTCAGCTCCGTCGTCGTCCTGGTGATGACGTCGGTCCGGACCGTGTTGCTCTGGACGTCCGTGTGCGTGATCTGTGTCACGTCTCCGTTGCTGTCAAATGTCGGCGTGGCCGTGGTGTCCGGGATATTGTCCATCATGAGCATTTTCTGCCGTTCCGCGGCTTCAAATTCCCCATAGGGAACGTTCGCGCCGGCGGGCGGGGTGATTGAAATGCTCGCGGTGTTCGAGATCGCCAGGACAGCGGTCAGACGCAAAACAAAATCCGGGAAGTCGGAAGACTTCGGGATCGCGAAGCCGTCGTCGTCCGCCTGGATCAGTGCCAGGAGCGTCTCGGTACCGGATTCTCCGAGCTTCGCAAACAGACCGATTTCCTTGAGCGTGTAGGCGCTGGTATACGGCCCGATCGCCAGCCGGAACTCGGACGCAGCGGCCAAAGCCTGGGTGCCAGAGACGTAGCCTTGGTCAACGGGTGTCACCAGGGCCGTGGAGTTCCGCATGTTCGCCTGGGCGACGGATCCGGAGCCTGTCTGGACCTTGGTGATATACAAAGTCGAGCCGCCGAGATCATACTGGGCCAAAAGGCTCTGCCCGACGTTGGTAATGACTGCAATCCATCCCATGAGATGATCCTCCTTTAATAAACTGTGACTTTCTGGTAGATTTCAACGCCGGTGACGGCTGCACCGACGCAGACAGACATGTTCGCCTCTCCGGAGACGGTCGCGACGACGTGTGCGACGCCAGCTGGGACCAACAGGACGCCGGTCGCGTTCAGGATCTCTGCTTCCCGGGCGGACACGGACCCGTAAATCGAGAAGGAGACTGACATATCCTGGTTGTCTTCATAGACGATCGAAACGGTGCCGCTGAAGAGCTGATTGTACAGCTCAATCGCGGCCTCGTTGGTGCCGTCCCAGACATTCCGGCCAATCTTCATCTTGATTGCCAGGCGGTATTCGTCGTCGTCCATTTCCCTTGTGCCGGTCGTCGGCACGTAGGCCAGCAGGCGGTCGATGCCTACCAGGGCACCGATCATGTCCAGCTGATCCCCGGCGGCGTTTTCCAGGTCGAATGCGTCAGACATTGTCTCGACCATGGTCCCCAGGTTCGCGCCGTGGGTCAGGACGGCGTCCAGGTAGGCCATGTACTTTTCTTTGGTGAAGTTTTTGATCGGGATTAGATTCTTATAGGCCTCTTTATCCATGCTCAGTCACCTCACGAAGTAACAGTGATCGAGATGTGCTCCTCGCCAGTCACAAGGACCTCGTTATAAGCACAGGTGACCTCGGTTGTGCTTGTTCCGTGGGTATTGGACCCGGAAACGGCCGTGATAATGAACGGGCAGTCGTTTCCGAAGGCATTATAAATGTCTTTGTAGGCCATGGTGACGCCCCAGTTTTTGCCGATTCCCAGGGCGTTGATCTCGCTCATGATCGCGCCTTTGATCGTCGGCAGAACGCGGTCCTCATCGTAGCCCGGGAGGCTCTGGATCGTGATCGAGACGCTGGTCGTCACATCGGTCGGCCGGGAGAACTTGATCGGGATCGTGTGTCCGGTCGGATCCAGGTAGTTTTGCGTCGTGTTCCCGTAGGTTGCGACGCCGGGCGCCTTGTTTTTGTAGATCGCCTCCGCGATATCTTCCTTCTCGCCGCCCTTCACGACTGCGCAAATGGAATGGGCCGGGATGCCGTTGGCATCGGTGCTGCCGGTGTCGTTGGCATTCAGGCTTACAAACTCGACTTCGGAGACGTTCATCAGGGCACGGATGATCGCATCCAGGGTGCCATTGGCGCCAGTGGTCAGCAGCAGGTTTCTGCGGGCCCGGACCTCGGCGTCTGTCTCGACGTTGATGCCCATTTCCGCGGCTTCTTCATTTGTTACGATGGACCAGCCGGAAACGGGCGTGTAGATCATGTTGATCGCTCCTATAGGGGCTGCAATCGCGCCGGCGGTCTCACAGGTGGCACCGACTGTTCCATAGCCATCATCAGGGATCGTCAGATCCTCGTCGGTATCCCAGATATATCCGTCGTCGTCGATTGCCTTGCTTCCGGCAGGAATGGTCGCTCCGACGTCCCCGGTGAGCTTCAGGGTGACCGTGGAGTAGGTCGCCTGTTTACGGCTCATGCCGTTGAGCGGCAGCAGCAGGTCCAGGGAGTTCCCGGTTGCGTAATCGGGATTCCGGGCATTATAGGCGTCGACGCAGATCGCGTACATGTCGTCCAGGTGCTTTGCAAACATGGAGAGCAGCTGGTAGTCTGGCGTTTCCACACCGAGATACACGTCTTCCCCGAAGATGTTCTTGTATTCCGTGATCAGGTTTTCGAGGACATCGTCATAGGTTGGGATGTGGATCCCATCCGCGTCAATGCTGGGTTCAAAGTACGCCATTCAATTCCACCTCCACCGACTGGCTGCCGCCATTCGTCAAAATTGTGCATTTGAAGATCGCTCTGTGGTTTTCATACTCAATCGTCGCACCTTCCACACCGTCCACGCCCTCGGAGACGGAGACGTAGGAGGCAATGTACTTCGCGATCAGGTCCAGGTCAGATCTGCGGGCCGTTTCCGCCAGGAAGTCCGGGACCTGGAATCCGGCTTCCTCATCCTCCCACCATTCGCCGCGGTTCAGCCCGATTCTCATCGCGACGATCTGGGCGACAGACTCCGGTCCTTCGAGCATCTGATTCAGGCTCCGGATCGGGACCATGTCGCCGTGAGGATCGACCAAGGGTCTGACTCTCATTATGATCCTCCTTCCTCGAGCGCTTGTATGCGCTGTTCAAGGCTC